AAAACCCAAGAGCACGATTACTACTAATATTTTTCGCTCGTGTTTGGGAAAATGATGGTGGAATGTTAAAATGAGAATTAAAACATAGTGGGTGTGAAAAGTTAAGAGCACGATTACTACTAATATTTTTCGCTCGTGATTAACCATTAATGAAACCTATGCCCATGGCCTGTTGGAGTGGAGAGCCATTGTAAGCGACAGGGGATGAGATGGAATTCATGGTGTTAACAAATTGCCCAGATCTACCGCCGAGATAATTAAATGATCGCGTGAGTGGGGAAGTGAGATAGGCGAGGGGGACATTGTTTTGTTGAAATGATTCTAATGCAAGGTTTCCAAATTTGATTTGTTGATTAGCCAATTCGGATTGTGCCGTATTAAGATTAAATGATGATTGATTCAAATTGGCTTGTGATGCATTCAGAGTGTTTGTGTAAGACATTGCTTGGATTTGGGCAGCATTCATGGGTTTTTGAATACTTTCAAGGAGATTTTGTTTAAATTTCATGGTGTCTTTAAATTGAGATGCATTCTGTTTCTGTTGTGAGATGTTGGTGGCGAGGGTGAGAATGTCTCCTATGATGTTGGCGCCGGCTCCTGCGGCAGCTCCAGCAGCCTCGGCTGCCATAATGGTGAGATGTGTGGTTGAGACTGTGGGTTGTGTGTTTTAATGAAAGCTGAAAAGAAATTTTTAATACCTAATAGTGAGGTGGCAGAGTTGTCTTTTCCAAGGCCATCGAATAATAGACGATAATTAGGCGGCTGAGAGTGTACACTGCGAACATTGTCAGAAGAGGTGGAATGAGGTGAATCCATGCTCCAAAATTGCACACGGTCTGAGTAACCCTGTGGATGATCAACTTTAGGCCGAGGTACAGCAGGAAAATTTGAAATAGTAGGGTGAATAAGAATAGCTGAAGCATCATCATGAGGGATGGATTGGAAGTCATTGGACGTGAGAGGACGCTTAATGCTTGTCTGATCGTGGTCGAAAGAGGTTCTGCTGGCTGAGGGTTGGGTGCTATCGAACTGTATGGGGGAGGTGGAGAAGGTGGACAAGTTTGATGGGTACCAGGAGTGGATGGAATGGAATTGGGAGTCAGTGTGTAAGGAGGGGGTCGAATGATGGTCTGAATCCGATAATGACGTTCCGTGTTGATTAATGGGGGCAATGGAGTGGCTGGATATGGAAGACGGCGATTCCGCAAACGACGAGTTCGAGCCGCTGCTGATTGAAGGGATGGTGGATGTTGTTGAGTCAAAATAGGTGGCGAGATGTCGTCTGAATGGATCTGTCTGAGGCGAAAAGGGGTGTCCAAAGATGGAGGTGTCGTGTTGGAAACCATTTATGATGTGTGCAAGACAGGGCGTGGTGTGTGAATTTTCCGTTGTTTAGATTGGTGGAAGTCTGTCGGTGGAAGGAATAGTGGCGTAGTGTTGGATGTAAACGTCAGAAAATTTGTATGTGGATGGCACGTTAATCGGAGCTGCAGAGAAAAATCCTTTAGTGTTCAGTCTTATGACAAAGAGTGGATTTCTAGTGATTTTGTCTCTGACCATGAAAATGGGAGTCATGTTGGCGGGAGCCATGATGGTGTGTGTGCGCAGGGCCTGTATTTGATTGTGGAGTAGAGGAAGGCCAGGCACAATGGAATCCATATTGTTGAAGGTGACAAGGGATTCACCAAAGAGGGTGGTGAGAACATCAGTGGTGTATCCAGTTTGATCCCCCCAGATGGGTTTTGGTTCAACAACGAATTGGTTGATGGTGAAGAAGGTGTTTGCAGTGATGGAATGGTCAATGTCATTGCGGAAGATCACTTGGTCGAGATTCCAATCAATGTTTCCTGTATTGATGGGGATGCCGACATTGTTGTCCATTTGAGCAACGGAAGTCATCACATAGGCTTTGCTTGTGACTTTGGCATAGTGGGGAACATGAGAATCAGAGAAAAGGATGACAGCTTTAGCGTCGTTGGATGTGGTCCAACGGCGATCAGCTGGGATTTGATACTGAGATGAGGTGACTGGTAATCCTGTGGCGGTGTTGTAGCAACAGGATTGGTAGTTGTTGAGTGCTCCTGTTGGTGTAATGAGCATGTCATCAACAGGTTGGAAGACAAAGGGGTCGATGGGATTTGTGGGGAAAAATGGATCCCACTCTGAGTCTGAGGTGGTGGAGACTTGAGGGGGGATGAGTTGAGCAACTTGGAAATCTTGAGCGAGTTTATACCATAGATTGACAAAACACTGAGAATTTTCTGGAGATGAGCCAACGAGGGGGTTATAAACAGCAATGACAAGGTAAGCCCCACGATCATCCCCGGGGTTGAAGGAAGAGTTGGCGGGATATGAGAGGTGAAAACGCATACGATTGGTGTCACCAAGCGTGATTGCATTGATGTCAGTTGATTTGCAATCAAGGATGGAGTATGGAAAATTGGTGAGATCTTCGAGTGTGAGAGTTGCAGGGTTTTTGATGTAAGGGGGAACACGAACGAAAATGAGTGAACCAGAGTTGAAGGCCGTAGCGGTGATGTTGAAGGCAATTTGGATGCCGCCAGACCATGACATGTAACATTGCATGAGATGACGCATGATTGGACCGAGTTTGGTGGGATCGGCGTCTTGAATGTAAATGACGGTTCCAGATCTCATAGTGGAGTCCCAACGGAATGTGAAAAGGCGGCGAAATGTTTGATACAATGAGGGGTCGAGGGCATTGATTTGTCGCATTTGCAAGGTGAGGTCAGGTCCAGCCATGGATGGGATTTCGGAAGGACCGACAGTTGCAGATACAGGTGGGGCTACAGGTGTGAGGCCGGAGCCTGTGGAGGGTGATTCAATTGGTGAGGACATGTTTTACACGTCTGGCAAAATGAAATGATGAACGAATGCACTTTATTTTTATTTATTGTTTTGTTTTTGTTTATGTAGTGCGTTTGATGATTTTGGTTACGTTTGTTGGTGACGTTGATGATCTGGTTACGTTTTTGTTGATGGTTTTGATGATTGGGTTGCGTTTTGGTTACGTTTTGGTGATTGGTGATTTGGTGATTGTTTGGTTGCAGGTTGATGGATTTGATGGTTTTGTGGGTGATTTGGTTTTGTGATCATCTGCATTTAATTAGAGCTTCCCATGGAGGTGAAAGCCTCGCATGGGAGGTGGCCAAGTGCCACCAAAATTTGGCGATGAGTGGGGGCCATAGCCCTGATGCCAAGATTTTGCAATATGGTGGCCATTGCTGGGATGTTGTTATTGTAGACATGAGGACCCAGCATGGCAAATTCATAGCATGCAGACGTGAAGATGGCGCTGAGGGGTTCTTCTTCATATGTGACATTAGTCTCTGGTGAGATCCATTTATCTGCCTTGGAGGTGTTGACATAAGAGACTAGTTTCTTGATGGAGTCAGTTTTAAGAGATCCCACAACTTTTCCTGAAGTGCATTTGAGCATTGATGGTGATGTGTTGAAGAATCTTGAGAGGAAAGTGAGATCCTTGATGGGTTGAAAGCCAAAGTATGAAGATGTTTTCTGACCAGGAGTAATTGTCATGCCAGCCTTGGCCAGAATTGGAGAAATGCTATCAAGGTTGAACTGTGATTGGAGTGATTCTGGAACTGCTGTAATGTTGTCATCGCCATAAAAGGCTGGAGTGATGTTCTGACGATAACATGAATATGAAGCTAATGGTGTGTCTTTGAAGATGGTTTTCCAGCAGTAGGCTTGTAAGGCCCAGTTCATGAGGGAATTGTCAATGGCGGTCATTGGTTGACCGGAGGGCATTCCACACTGGTGTTGAGTGATGTTGCCGTTCCATGAGATGAGTGGTTGAATGATGTGGTCATAAATGCCGAGTCTTGTGTTGTAGTCATCGGGAGTGGAATTGAAATCTAAGCGGGTGTAGATGTTGGCCCAGCAAATTGGCACAAAACGGAAAAGGGAGGGTTGGATGGAGTAATCCCACCCCTTGAAGTCTGTGTCAAATCCAGAGTCTGATGTTGAAATGAGTTGGTTGTATAGTATATCCCATTCGGTGTATGGGTTGATTCCGACTTTAATTGGGTGTTCATTGTGTGTGCGGACGATGAGATTGCTAAGTGCAGCAAAATATTGCCTGTGCAAGACTGTGAGTTCAAGCGGACCGCCCAAGATGATGCGTGTGGCAACGCTTTCAATTTTGCGGAAAGGCAATACCTCATCTTTGAGATGAGCATCGAATAGGACCGCCGTCCGAATTCGACGAGTGCAATGGAGTTGGAGTGAGTCAAGAGCAGAGATGAACTTGCGCCCAAGTTCATGTTCTCTGTTGATGTCATAGATGTTGCGGTTGACATCAAAAATAAGCATGGGAGATTTGTGCTTAGTGCCAGGCAGATGTGACCATGGAAGGCCAGATGATGAGTTTGATGGTAAAGATGACATGCCAGGATATAAGGCATCATAGTTTATGGCAGCGGTGCGGGTGAGCTTGGAAAGAGTGAATGATTTTGATTTGAAAAGAGTGACTAGTTCATTTTCTATGTCTTGAAAGCATGAAGCCATCAGGTCCATATCAAAAGGGTCATCGATGACAGTACGAGACCAGCGTGTTTGACCATCAAGCATTGGATCAATGTGGTTTTGATTGCGAGGATCAGAGTGAGAGAGAATGGAAGGTTCAACACCACAATCGGCATTGTGGAATGGAGTGGCTTTGAGTTTGGTGCGAACGGGTCCTGTGGTGAGATCTTTGTCACCCTTGTGGTTAAGGGCGCATTTGATGTCTGATGATACTTGTTGATAGTCAAGGAGTTTGATGGGTTGAGTCTGTGAGGAGTGTGTTGATGTCATGCATGATTCAATGAGCTCTCGGGTTATGACAGATCCAAAGCCAGTCTGACCGTTACCGGCGTTATGAAAGCCAAGCAAGCGGCGTGGTGTGTGTGGTGAACAATGGATGTATGGCATGCCGCAGTCCCCGACTCTGCTGTCGAATTTGGCGGCGTGAAGCTTGTTGGGAACGGCTCTGATGCCGAGACAACCCTGAAGAGAGCCTGATTCAAATCTAATCATCTGGGAAAACTTAACGGGCTGAATGAGAAGGGTGGTGCCGCGTAGGACAGGAACAATGCCCTCTAGATCCTTGGAGTTAATTTTGTCTGATTCAAGGATCCATGATTTCATGGTGGATGGAAATTGTAATGAAGCATGAGTTTGACAGATGAGAAAGTCATAATTGTCAGAAGCGGCAATGGGTCTGGCTGAATACTCCTCATTCTTGTATGTAATGTAGAGTGATTGAGGATGTTGTTCATCATATATGTGTCCAACTGTGATGAAATAATTGTCACGTAATGGGATGGCCCAGCAGGTGCCATGAGTGGATGTGACTTTAAACATTGTTTTGTAGATGGATGCAGCGACGTCCACAGCAGTGGAATCAGATTCAATGAGATGAGGAAAAAAAGCCATGGCGAATGTGCTAGGTTGATTATGATCATCAATGGGACTGAGGGGTGGGGTAAATGGCTGATCAAGGTCAAAGAGATGTTTGAGAGTCCTCAGGTAAGATATGAAGTGGTCCCGGCGTGATTGAAAAAATGAGGGAAGGATAGCAGGATTCTGAGTGATTGAATGGAAGGCCATCTCGGGTGTCATGTGATCAAAGGCTGGGCAGAAGAAGTGACTGAACACTGCCATGAAGTTGGTGTGATTGTCGGCTGATTCATGGGTGAATTTGCGGATGGATGCATGTTGTGTAGTGAGTATGCTTCCAACTGTGAGGGTGTTTTCAATGGATGGAGGCCAGGAGTCATCGGTGGGGCCATTTTGCATGGTGTAGCCTCCACCACTGACATGTGATGCTTTGAGATTGAAAGTGGGTGTTCTGACGGGTTGACGGGAAATCCTGGGAGTTTGAGTAGATGTCCAGGGTGGCTCCTCATCTGGTGTGAATGGACAATCAGCCCAATTGATTTGAAATGTTTGTGGATGGTGGCTAGTCTTGTGTTGTTGTGTATATCCACCTCCACTGACGTGCGAAGCTTTGAGGTTGTGTTGTGGTGTGCGCAAAGGTTCTCGACGGACTTGGGCATTGCGATTTGGTGGGTCCCAGGTTGACTCATCCACGGGTTCAAAAGGGCAGTCAGCCCAGTTGATTTCGAATGCCTGAGGATTATGAGGATGATGGACGAGCGGAGGATTTGGAAATGGTGGAAAACGGGAGGCAAGCCATTTCTTGTCAATTTTTGGTTCAACAAGAGCGATGATGCCTGCAGTGAATCCAGTAGTGGATATGATGACAGAAACAATGTCTGATAAGAATGTGCAGATGGAAAGAGAGGGGCGACATTCTATGATGTTGGCCATGGCATCCTGGGAGAGAGTTCCAGGAATGCCACGTCCATTGAAGGCCATCAGGTTGGCGGGCATGAAGGGAGAGGCTGAGGTGTCTATGTAGCTGTAATGTAGTTTGCCTGCCTCAAACCATATGGATAGAGTGTGATCAATGAGCATGATGTGTAGTGGGCGTCTAACCTTTGGAAAATCAGCTTGGTTAGCGGTTGCTTCGACGGCATCTTCAAGTGTTTTGTATTTCTTGATGAAGGGCAAGATGCGGCGGGCAAAGTAGGTCAGAAAGCGGAGTGTGTCAGTTTTGGTGAGAGAGCTTTCGGCATCAAGAGTTAGAAATTGGGAAATGGAGATGGTTTTAAGTTCAGAATATGTAAGGCGAGCAGAGATATAATCGGCTGGTCCGGCTGGAGCTGAATCCATGCGTTTAGCAATGGTGGGTTTGACAATGATAGGGGTTGCTTCCCTGATGAGTCCATGAAGGATGGTGATGTTAATTTCTTCTCGCTTTGCACTTGCTGGAGGAAGATGGGTGATGCGGACAACAGCATCGAATGGGATGCCAGACATGAGTTGTTGAGTGCAGCGATTTTGAAATTTGGCTTTCGATTCAAGGATGCCAGCTGCAGAGCATGGGGCAAAGAAAAATTGATGGCAACGGCGAAGAAAGGCTTGTTTAAGGTCCTTGGGTTGGGATGAGAAAAGATCGTTCATGGATTGGTTGTTGCCAGTCATAATGATGACAGGTTTTGGGAAAGCGTGAAGGGCCATGACACGTGAGACGATGCGTGGGAAAAGGTCATTGTCTGCGGTGATATCATCAAGTGCGATGGTGTTGTATGTGCATAAAGTGTCAATGTCTGTGTCACAAAAAGCTTGTAGTGACATGATGTGTTGTTTGTATCTATGTAGGAATGTTGATTTGCCCAAGCCAGGCTGGCCAAGGATGAGGAAAGCATAATTGGCGGTTTGTTCACCGGCCTGAACATGATAGTATTCATCAGGACCGGCATTGGGATTCCAACCACCATTTGAGTTGGAAGCAGGATTGATGAATGGTTGGGTGGTATGGATGCGGGATTGTTGAATGGGTTGATAAATGAAGTGGGGCACAGTTTCTTCAGGATCGAAGGTCATAAGGTCCTTGTCGTCGTCAGGCTGTGGTGGATCAGCCCGGTTTATATCCTTGATGAACTGGGGGAGGGACATTCCAGGTGGTGGAGCAGGAATGAGACCCTCTTTAATGAGTTGTGCAAAAATGGCGAGCTCATGATCGATGTGGTATACTGCATTATTGTCTGCAAGATCAATGGTGACAGTGGGCTCAGGTGGTGGTGGTGGAGGGAAATCATCTTGAGGTTGGTGTGCGATGGTGACAGGGATGACTGCAGGTTGTATGGGTGGAGTGGGATATGCAGCCAGTGGTGAATCAAAGTCATTGTCCTGTGGCAAATATGCATCATAGAGTGTGACAGGTGGTCGTGTAGATCCAACGAGTAGATCATATTGTCTTTGTTTGCGATGATAGATGGCAATGAGTTGTTTTGCACACTTGTCTGCATCATATCCAGGGAGATGAACACCTCCGGCAGGGCCGGGGGGTGGATCAGCAAATGTGGCCACTTTGGGTCTGATGATTGTGGGTGGATGTTGTTTTTCATCTAATGGAAATGTTGGATATTGATAAAAAGTGAGATGGGAACCATCAGTGGCACGATGGTTGTTTTGGGATCCAACTTTATAGTTGTAGTCATGAGGTCTGATGAGTAAGTCACGGCGTCTATGGCAAGCCTCAGGAGTGACAACCTGTTTTGGTGGAGCATAATAGGCTTGGTTTGAGCAAACAATGATGAATCTGCTGCAAAAGGGCATGCCCTTGTCTTCGACTGCAGCTTTGGTGACAGTGCAGGGGTTGGTGTCAACCCAGTTGAGGAAGAACTTGAGATCTTCAGCATTGGGATCAAGACCCATGTCATTGAAGCAGCACACTTGTTGACCTTGATATGTGCTGCAGTATTTGTCATGGGAAGAGTGTTCATATACTGAAAGAGGTTGTTTGAGTTCCTCACTGAGTGCTTTGATGAGAATGTTTTTCCAGGTGGATTTGCCGTGGCCTGGATCGCCCCAGATCCATATCACGACTGGTTCAGGGCGGAGGGCATTGCCTTTGATGTAATCAGCAATGGAGGCTTTGAAATCTGAAAGTGATTTGAATGTGGGTCTGGTGATGGTGGAAAGTTTGGCAGACACGTCAGATGGAAGTTCAAGGAGTTCTTTGTGAAGTAGGACAGCTTCTTTGTAGAGTTGGAGAAATTTGTCAGATTTTTCATAGAAGTGTCCAGGATTGAGACGTGTTTTGTCATTGAAATCATTTACAGCTGAATTCATGATTGTGCAGCGGTTGTATAGTTCATTGTAACGCTGTGTGACAGGGTCGTCAGGTTCATATCCAAGGAAAGATGTGAGAAATGATGGGACAATGGAGTAGGCTGTTTTGAAGACGGATGCAAGTGAAGTGCAAGTCTGGGCTGATTCCTTGACTTTACAGAACCAACTGGATTTGTCTCCAGATGGTTTGGTGAAGAAGGCAGTGGTGCCAGTGATCACCATGCTAATGAGTCCAATGATACCGAGAATGATTTTGGCGAATGGATTGTCAAAGGTGGGGCCAAATATTTTGACAATGAAATCTGGTGGTTGAGATTGTTTTTCAAATGGCTGTGCCTGGGGCACAGAATTGGGGTCAATGGTGGAAGCTGCAAAAAACAGGTCAGTGAAAAGAGGAATGAGGAAATCGACAAAGGAGAGAAGTCCTTTGAAGATGGGATAAACTTCCAAAATGGAGCAGACTAAATTGATGCGTTCTGCTTTTGATTGTGGTTTTTGGAAGGCTATGATAAAATGAAGAAATGTAGCAGGTTTCAATGAATCAAACAAGTCAGAGATGGTGTGTGTTACTTGTTTGATGGTGTTGAAGGTGCCAGATCCAAGCCCTGGTGCTTGATCTGGAGTAAGGATTTTCCCACCGGGGGTGGGATTGGAGGATGTGAGGGGTGAAGTGGAATCATCCTCATTGATGTTTGGTGAAATAAAATGAGGTGATTGTGGAGGATTAGGAAAAGGTGGAATGCGGGAAGCAATCCACTTTTTGAGATGAGATGTTTTGGAGAATCCAAAGGTGGAAGGTGAATGTGGAGATCCATCTTTAGATAGTGGTCTACTTAGCGACATTGCGTCGGGAAGTAGTGGGAAAAGGGAGGTTTTAAGTAAAATTAAAATAAGATAAGTGACAAATAAGGCTGGCTCTATTGCAGAGAAAGCTTTATT